ACTCTTCGGTTCCAAATCCATCGAGTGAAGAGTCAAATACTTCGTCCATAATCAACAGGTTAGTGTTTACGGAATTTTTGAGTCTCGCAACTTCTCTCCAAGTGAAGAGTAGAGCCAAATCTACACGCATTTTTTCACCTTCACTAAAAGAACTATAAGAAAAGTTTTCGTGAATAGGTGACTCAATGGTTTCACCAAACTCCTCATCAAGTTTAAAGTTGATGTAGAAGTCCATCATTTGAAGATAACGATTAACCTGTTGATTGATGAATGGAAGATACTTCTTGATGATTTTTGTTTTTACACCATCGTCCCGAAGAAGGGAATAGGCAAAATCGTAATGAACGATTTCTTGTTTTTTGTCTGAAAGATATTCAATTGTCTTTTGGAGATTGTCTTTAAACTGCTCTAATTTCTCATTCTCAGTATTTCTGTTTTGTAAGTTATTGGTAATAGTTTGAATTTCATGTTCAAGATCTCTGATTTGTCTCTGGTTGAGGGAAATCCTAGTATTGTTTTGAGAAATGCCATGCGTTAGTTTTGTAATCTCCTTAGATAGGGAATTGAATTGACGTTCTCGTTCTTGTTCGAACTTAATTGTTTCTTCAAGATCTTCATAACCTTTCTTGAGTTCCTTTGCTTTATTTTGAACGTCACTAATTCTATTTACACGAAACTCTTCTTCTATGTCTTGTGTACAGGTAGGGCAGACCGTATTTTCTGTGAAGAACTTATGCTCTTTAGTAATCGTTGAAACTTTTTGAGAGATTTTACCTTTAAGATTGTTTAGTTTTGACAACTTATCACGAGCACCAGTAACATCACTCATCTGTTCTTGAAGAGTTTCCATTCTATAATTCAAATCGTCATTACTCAACATATATGAGTTTTCTTCATCCAAAAGTTTATCAATCTTTACCTCATTAGAATCAATATTCGCATGACCACGACTTTCAAGTTCTTCAATAAACTCTTGCTGCATCTTCATCTTATCTTTGAGATTATCTTTTTTGATATCTAAAGATTTGATTTGTTCTTTCTTTGTGCGAATATTATCTTTGATAAGACTATTCATCGCAGAGAATATACGAATATCCAAAAGGTCTTCAATCACCTCACGACGATTGGCAGTCGTCAATTGCATAAAGGGGACAAAGGTGCTACTACCAAGTATAACAATTTGTGTAAATGACTTATAATTTACTTTAAGAATGCTCTCCTCAAGAATGCGTTGATTAGCACGATCATCTGCTTCCTTATGAAGTGGATTACCATTCACTTCAATATCAAAGATATTTGGTTTGATTCCACGACGAACCAAATAGTCACGACTATTCACAGAGAACTCAATCTCTACTAAACAATCCCTCTCATTTGTGGCATTCGCAAGTTGTGGTTTGTTAATCTTACGAAATGGTTTATTGAATAATACAAAGGTAAGTGCATCTAACATCGTAGATTTACCTGCACCATTTGTTCCAATAATCAAATTAGTATGATGTTGTTGAAAGTCAATCTCTGTAAATTGATTGCCGGAACTTAGAAAGTTTTTATATCTAATCTTTTTGAAGGTTATCATTCTTAGGAGGGATCACAATGTCATTAGGTGTAATAATCGTATACTTGTAGGAATAATGTTTACAAGTTTTTATAGCAAGTTCATCATCAACTTCTACAATATCCATATCAGCATCTTCTTCGTCATATAGCATCATAGCATATCTTTCGGCATCATCCTCTTCTTCAAACAAAAATAAAACTTTATGTCCGTCATTATCTTGAACGGCATAAGCACCATCATCTTTACCATCTTTGAGAGTTAGAAGATACATTATCTAATATCCATATCAAACCACTGCATTAATTGTTCTTTAGATAAATTTGTATCATTCTGTTTGATATATTCATTTATAACAATTTCTTTCCAAAGAAGGTTATTTTTTCTTTTAAGACTCCACATCCAATCATCGTCCCATTGAGTTCCAGTAAGATCGAACATTTTATTCCACCTCGCAAGCCTGACTATACAAATCTTGAAAGATACCTTTGATAATGTTTTTATCAAGATCAAATTCAGATTCATCAATATATCGATTTAGAATTGAAAGTGTATTCTCTTCTTCATCAATATCAAATTCTTCAGACTCTTGAATTTCAAAGTTCTCAATTATTTTTAAATCATGAACTCCAGCAGTATAAAGTTTATCAATAAACTTCTCAAAATCTTTTGGTTTTGTTTTTTTACGGACAATAACCTTTACAATCTTGTTCTCATATTCAGTTGCATTGAAGAGTTTATGATTGGTATCTTCGTAATAGATGTTATAAAATAATTTATAAGGATTATTAACTGGAGTATGAGTGAGGGTTTCCGTATCAAAGATGTGAAATCCTCTTGTATCATTTACATCATTCCAATACATCTCATAAGGATTTCCTAGGTAGAAGATTTTTCCGTTGTCTGATCGAGTGTGATAGTGTCCCGAGAATACCTTTTCGAACTTCTCAAATAGTTTGCTGTCCATACCGTCTTCCATGACGTGGCCACGATGAGCTCTAAATCCGTTAAGTTCAAGGTGCCCCATCGCACATATGCTAGATGTATTTTTAATAGATTTGACAGTATTCTCAAAGTTCTCTGCATTGATCCAAGGTATAAACAGTATTTTTAATTTATCTAAAGTAATCTCTGATACTTCACTATATGTCTTAATATTATTATAAGTCTGTAGAAGAAGTTCTGGAGAGTTTACATTATTGGTATTCTTATAATAACAATCATGATTGCCAATAATCATATGAACATTACAATTTTTGAGTCTGTCAAATACAACTCTCTTTGACCACTCAAGACTTTGATAATCAATTGATTTACGACTATCGAAGGCATCACCCATATGAACCACAGTATCAATTCCTTCTGCTTCTAAAGTAGGAAAGAATACATCATCATAGAACTTCTCAAAATGATCATGCAGGTGCTTGGAACCTTTCCTCGCACCATAATGACTATCTGTTAAAATTGCAACCTTCATCGATTTTTATATTGAATTGCATCTTTGATACTATTATACTCCGAACTATGTCCAGAAAGCAAGCTATCGTCAATAACCATTACTTCATCAAATCCAGTCTTCTCAATAATCTTGGTTTTTATTTCCAACTGCTTCTTCTCCTTCTGTATGCGTCTCAGGAAGGCATAATGTATAATCTGGGTAAAGTATGCAAAAGGATTCGTAGACCTCTCTGGGTCGAAATTATGAATGTATTGAACGCAATTTTCTATCCCATCAGAAATCATATCTTCACGGAACATATAGTTCACAAAGTTGGGTTTGTATGAGAGGTGTGTTGCAATCTTAAGAAAACACTCACCAAGATAGTTTGGAATACGTGGTTTTCCTTCCCATTTTTTTCCTCTTTCCTGTTTCGGAAACTCAGTGAGGTCTTTATTGAAAGTCTTCATGTATGATTTTTCTACCTTGGTTCGATAGACAATCATTGCCTCCAATAACTCTTTATTGTTTACATAATGTTCTGATTTCTTTTTGGGCATAATCCATTACTCTTTAAAATATAAGTTATATTAATTATACCACACTTTTAAGGGAGCTTGACAGAACCCTCGATTATCAGTAGAATACCTTTGTTAGGGTTGAAGAGAGGGGCTTAGCTTTCTTTAGTATCTTCAAGTTTAAAGATATTCTCTAGAGACTTTCTTGCTTCTTCTACCGTTGATAAGTATCCCATCTTTCTAGAAGGTTTAACAATACCTTTAGGTTTTTCAATAGAGGACGATTGAGGTTTATAAACGTCCATATCATCTTCGTCTTCAAGATAGTTAGTATATATCTCAATCATTCTTTCATCATGAGTTTCTGTCATAGTAAGAATTTTATCAGGTCTTACAATAAAGAAATCATCAGATGCTAATTCCATCCATGATTTAACTTTAACGTGCATTCCATGTTGAGAATGTAAAAGTTTCATTGTGATTGGATTCTGCATTACAACCAAAGGATCCCCATCATTCTCATCGATTGAGATCAGTGATAATACTTCCTCACCAGATACCAGTTTTATGATTGCGTAAAATTCATCTCCCATTAGTTCTTTAGCGGTATGTTTACAATATCGTAATTAAAATTCTCTTCGTTATAAACTTTAATTCTTTCGATTAGATGATTAAGTGTATAGTTCCTCCTGGATTTGTAGGATATGTCGTCAGCAATGTCATAGAGAGTTGCCTTGGTCTTGTTATTACCTTTCCTAAGCACCCTTCCAATAGACTGGAGATTCCGAATTCTAGATTTGGATGGAGAAGCAAAAATGACATTGTGGAGATTCTTGATATTAATTCCTGTACTGAATGTTCCATATGATGCAACAATAATCGCATTATTTTCTTTTTCAGTAATCTCCCTTACTTTTTCTCGATCCTTTGTATCCACTCCACCATGAACAAAAAATACTTGTCTTTTATCAACCGTATCATTATTTATCATGTGATAAAGTGGTTCACCATGACCCTCAACTCTTGCAAAAAGAACCAGGGTATTACCTTTAAGATCTAATGCAAGATTTCTTATGAACTTATTTCTACGTTCATGATTGATAATATATTGAACTTCTTCTTCAAAGTTTTCAAACTTATGTGCTGGGTGCTTCAGTAGAAGTACATTGATATCCAGTTTAGCAACATGACCCTTCGCCATTAACTCTTCGGTACGAATGATTTTGTACGAAGCACCAAACAATCCCTCAAGAACCCATTTATGAGTTTGTGTTCCATCAAGTGTTCCAGTAAAACCAAAACGATATTTTGCATCAGCAAGTTTAGACATTATAGATATTAATGACTTTGATTTAAACTGGTGTGCTTCGTCTCCGATAACTACATTAAATCGTTCAAAATATTTGCGGGGAAGTTTGTAGATAGACTGCCAGGTAGTGATGATAACTTGAGAATCTGTTTCTCTCTCCTTCCCCGCATAGATCTTGTGACAATATGAACCTACATCCCAACCATAGTCTGCAAAGTCTTTATACATCTGCTCTACTAGCGAAGTCGTCGGAACGACTATCAGAATATTTTGTTTCTTCTCAACG